ATGCTGGGCTACTTGCAGGAAGATTCGCCGCTATGGAAGCGGTTGAGCCTTTACAGCGCGGACAACACAGCCAAACTGGCAGACGCGCTGACAGAAGGGGTTGCGTTTGGTTACAACCCTGCCAAAGTCGCCAAGACATTTGAGCGCATTATGGGCGGTGGGTTGACCGATGCAATGCGAATGACACGAACCTCGATGATGTACGCACACCGAGAGGCAAGCAGGGCGCAATTCATAGCCAACCAGGACGTGGTGGACGGCTGGACGTGGTGGAGTTCGAAAGACGCGTCAACCTGTATGGCTTGCTTAGCCAATCACGGCAAGGTGTTTCCGCTGACAGAGCGCTTGAACGGACATTACAACTGCCGGTGTGTTGCAATTCCGCACGTCAAGATTTGGAGCGAGCCAGAGCAGACCGGCGAAGAATGGTTTAGCACATTATCAGAGGCACAACAAAAAGAGATGATGGGGGCGCAAACGTGGAATGCCTGGAAGGGCGGGGCGTTCAGCTTCAACGACTTATCAGGGCACAGACACGATGACGTTTATGGCAACATGAATGCGCGTGTGCCGTTATGGGAATTATTAGGCGCAGAGCCGCCAATTCGCAATAAATGAACCGCGAGAGCGGAATTAATCGGAGGCAATCAAGATGACTAACGAAGACCCTAAAAGCGAGATGCTTGACGTTGAGGTGCAGGACACCAAGACTGCGGTTGACGAACAGGCTGAAAAGTTTGAACCGGAACGCGCTATGGAGTTAATCCGAAAGCAGCGTGAGGAAAACAAAGCCTTGAAAAAAGCGGCATTGGAACTTGAAAAGTACAAGCAGCGTGAGGAAGAGCGCAAGAAAGCCGAGATGACAGAGTTAGAACGGCTGAAGGCGGAATACGACCAAGCGCAAGCGGAACTCAAAGCCAGTCGCTTACGCACAATGCAAATTGAGGTGGCAGCAAAGGTAGGACTGCCCAACGCGTTATCTAACAGACTTCACGGTGAGACGCTGGAAGAAATGGAAGAGGACGCAAAGGCAATTCTCGAAGCGCTGCCCAAACAAAAAGCCGCACCGAATACGGGTGCTACAAATCCAGGCGAGCAAGCCTCGAAAGAGGAAACGCGTGCACAAAAGCTAACGCGGCTAACCGGTGGTGAAGTTGACATCTGGAAGGGCGGCGGAATCAACTGGGGACCTGAAAATCCTCAATAGGAGTAATACATTATGACTACTGCATCAACTTATGAAGACATCAAAACTTTGGTCGCAAACGTTTACGAACTTGCGCTGTTTACCGCGCAGGAAGGCAACGTACTTGCGCCATTGGTAACAACTTTCGGCGACTATCAGGGTCTCGCACCCCGCGTCTACGGTGAGTACAGCGGCGGCACTTTTAGTTCAATCGCTGGCACTGTGGATATGACCGCTTCAACCTTCAGCGCAACCGCTGGGGGCACAATCACGCCTTCAACCTATGGTCAGCAGATCTCGTTGACTATGAACCGCATCAAGAGCGATCCTGCCGGCGCACAACGTGACGCAGGTCGTTACTTGGGTGAAACCGCTGCCGCTCACATTGATACCAATCTTGCTGGCACGTTAGCCGGCTTGACCGGTGGCACTGTGGGAACAGCAGGCGGCACTTTGACTTGGGCAAACATCTTCAACGCACAAGCTATTATGCGCGGGAACAAAATCTACGGTCGTTACTCGGTCGTGATCCACCCGATGCAATGGTACTACCTGACCAGTGCGGCAACTGGCGTGCCTACTCTCATGCAGAGCGAGGATCTGAAGAACCGCTTTATGAGCGGCTTTTATCAAGCCTCTCTCGACAACATGGACTTCTTCGTTGACGCGAATATCACCGCTGGTACTGCATCAGTTGGTGCAATGTTCAGCAAGGAAGCCCTTGCCCTTGACATTCGTCAGGGGTTCACCATCAACCCGCAATGGGATGCCTCATTCGCCGGTGTCGGCGCATGGGAGCTCAACGCTTCGATGGTCTACGGCTACGGCGTATACCGACCTACCTACGGCGTACAGCTCGTGGGTAAAGCAACCTAAAAATTGACTTGATGGGCAAGGATAGAGCGTATACCTCGACAAACGGCATGCTCCACCGCTTCCTTGCCCTACTGGAGCGCAAGCTGGAGGCTTGAAAAAGACATGAGAATCAACTGGTTTAGCAATTCACCCGCAGCCTGCACTGGGTATGGCTGCCAAACGAAAATTTTCACCCCTCGATTAGCGAAACTGCTTGACAAGGGGCTTTCGATTACAGCGTTCTACGGTGTACAAAGCGGTGTACTGAATATCAACGGAATCAAGGTCTATCCGTCATTCAAGCACCCGTACGGGCAAGATGTTATCGGTGCTCACGCGGTTTGGGATCAAGCGGACGCGGTTATAACGCTATTGGACATTTGGGTGGTGCAGTCTGAAAACATTCCGATGCCCTGGTTCCCCTGGTTCCCGATAGACCACGAACCAATGCCGGCGAACGTACTCGCAAAAGCAAGGCAAGCGACTAAGCCAATTGTCATGAGCAAGTTTGGTAAGCGCATGGCGGAGCAAGCAGGGCTGGATGTGTGGTACGTGCCTCACGCGGTTGACACGAAAGTGTTCAAGCCATTAGACCGTGAAGAAGCACGTGATCACCTCGAATGGCCGCAGGATAAATTCATCGTTGGAATGGTCGCAGCGAACAAGGGCAATCCTTCTCGCAAGGCGTTCTATGAGCAGATCGCCGCATTTGCAGCCTTACACGCCCAACACCCTGACACGATGCTTTATCTGCATACAGATGCCGGTTTGAGCGGCGGTGACGTTGTGAACCTGCCGAAATTCATCAACCGAATGGGGTTGAAACTTGGCGAAGACGTAATATTCTGCGATCCATATCATTACGGACTTGGCTTCCCCGACGAGTACATGGTTGATGCTTATAACGGAATGGACGTGCTGACGAACGTTGCGCTCGGTGAAGGGTTTGGCATTCCTATTCTCGAAGCGCAGGCTTGCGGAACACCGGTGATTGTTGGCGACTGGACTTCGATGAGCGAGTTATGTTTTGCCGGTTGGAAGATTGACAAAGCAGAGGCCTTGCCTGTCTATCACGACTTCTTTGACGCGTTCCAATGGCAGGCGACCACAGCGGCGATCTATGACCGAATGGAGCAGGCTTACGCAGCGAAAGGTGATTACGAGTTGCGCAATCAGGCAAGACGAGGCGCGTTGCCTTACGACGCCGATGATGTGACAAGAAAGTATTGGAAGCCGGTTTTGAAAGAGATGGAGCAGATTGTCAATGATAAAGGCTCTGTTAGTTTCGAGCAGGTGGTAAAAGCATGAGCACGCTGCAATTAGGCTGCGGAATCAGACCGATAGAAGGTGCGGTCAACCACGACAAGGAAAAGCACTCTGACTTTGTAGACATCGTATGGGATTTGGAAGTAATGCCCTGGACTTGGGGCGACGAAGAGTTTGACAAGATTATTGCGCTCGATGTCATGGAACATTTGAGGGTCGAAGTCTACGAATGGCTTGACGAATGTTGGCGGATATTGAAGCCAGGTGGGCAACTGGTATTGCGTTTACCCGCTTGGGATCACGAATGTAGCCATAGAGACCCGACACATCGGACATTCTTTCACCCTGAAACCTTTTCATATTGGGACAAGCGTACTGAATGGCACAAGAATTACGGCTGGTATTACTACCGGAAGTCAAACAAATGGTGGATTCAAGAACACGTTGAGCCGCGAGACGCTGGTGCAAACTGGTTCTACATTCTGAAAAAGGATAGCGAGCGGATGGAGGAATAATGGCACGAACAGGAATGCAGACACTAATTGACACGGTACGCGGGTTCGCCAACGCCGCGCCGGACGAGTGGGAAGTCACAAGCGATTCGTCAATTGTGACCTATTGGAGCGATGAAGAAATCCAGCGCGTGTTAGACCGGCACAAGGTCGAGCACATCCGCGCGCCACTTGAACCAGTCACCTCTTATTCAGGCGGTAGTGCGGTTGTGCTGCAGTACCGAACAGAGATTGGCAACATCGAAGGCGGCACGTTATTTTCGGTTGAGGACACGTCTGGAACTGTAAGCGGATATACGGCTGATTATGCTCGCGGCATTGTTACGTTCTCAACCGATCAAAGCGGGAAGACCTTCTACTGGAGCGGCTTTGCATACGATCTGGACGCGGCTGCTGCTGACATATGGCGAATGAAAGCGTCTCACGTGGCAGGACTGGTTGACTTCTCGACAGACGGGCATTCCGTCAAGCGCAGCCAACAGGCGCAAGCCTATCTCAATATGTCGCAATACTTCCAGAGCAGGAGCGCAAGCGAGGGCGTGCAAACATCCAGAATTGTGAGGAACGACCTATGAGCATTGGCTTGACCGCACGGGAACTCGCACAAATGCAGGCGGACATCAACGACCTGCTGGAAAGTACGAATACCACCTGCGACATTTTGAGCGTGGCTTATACAGCGGACGGTGAAGGTGGAATGGCTGAAACGTGGGGCACGGCGACTGCAAATGTGGCTTGCAGGATTGACTATCGTTCCGGTTCTGAAAAGGTGACCGGCGGTGCGATCCAATCTTATAGCAAGGCGGTATTGAGCTTGCCTTATACCACCGCGCTCACGACCAAACACAGGGTCAAGCTCGATGATTTTGTTTGGGCTGTGTTGAGCGTCAACGAAGGGCAGAGTTGGGACGTGGTAAGACGTGCTGAATTGGAGCGTGTCGAATGAGCATAAGCGTTAGTGTTGACACGAGCAAGCTGAATGAGTTGCTTGCCAAAGTACCTGGAAACAAACAAACAGCAGTTAGGGGCGCGGCTTGGTACGTTCTGGGTGAATCGCAGAAATCTAACGCGTACAAAAATCGAACCGGTTACTTGCGTGGGAGCGGAAGGGTGAACGAATCCTACGGTGATTTTGTGAATGTCGAATATGGTGCTGAATATGCCGCTTACGTTGAAATGGGCACGCGCAAAATGGGAGCGAGACCATTCCTGAAGCCTGCGGTTGAAAAAGGCGAATCCAGGCTGATCCAATTACTGAAAGAGGGACTGTTGAAATGACATCACCTTACAACGCGCTCAACACGGCGATCTATACCAAGCTATCCGGCGGTACGGCTCTCACAAACGCTCTGGGCGGTACTTGCATTTATCACGGGGTTGCGCCGGAAGGGGCGGCCTTGCCTTACGTGGTTTGGAGTTACGCGGCTGGCGGCGCTGACAATTTCACCCCGCGTGAGAGCGTACAGCAGGTTGTTTACGTCAGGGCTTATGCAGACACCGCGAAGGAAGCGGCAACAATTGACGCGCATATCAACAACCTGCTATCAGGGACTTTATCCGTGACCGGCTGGAATAACTTTTGGCTGGCACGTGAAGAAGATTTTTTACTGCCAGAAATCGACGAGGCAGGAAAGCATACATGGGCTTGCGGTGCTTACTACCGAGTGCGCATGGACAAATCATAAAAGCTATAGGAGAACAAAATGGCTGAAATTACTGGAAAAAACTTAGTTGCAACTTGGGCATATAGCGGTGGTACGGTGGACTTGAACACTGACTTCCGCACGCTCTCGATCAACCCGAACATCGACCTGGCTGAAACCACTGCCGGTGCTGATACCGACAAAACCTACATTCCGACAATCAAGGACGCTACGATTGAGTGGTCAGGCTTGTACCAGTCGGCAGGCACGGCACTTGTTAGTGCGCTTGAAGCCGGAACAGGCGGCACACTGACCGTCTACCCTGAAGGTACTGCATCTGGCAAGCAGAAGGACATTTATCCAGCCATCGCTATGGGCGCGAAGATCAACGTCCCTTACGCCGATGTGGTTGAGATCAGCTGCACGTTCCAAAAGAACGGTCCAAAGGCATAGCACATGATCACGCTATCTAACGGGCGCGAGATTGAGTACGACTGGAGCGCGATCTCACAAAAGGAATGGCGCGTGCTGATTGACAAGGAAACCGACCCTGATACCAACGACATTATCGTTGGCAAACTGGTAGGAATGAGCGCGGACGAATTGGGTGATCTGAATCCGATTGATTACCGCAAAATTGCAATCGGCATTTGGGAATCGTTCAAAAAAGAAGCCGACCTCAACGACTCAAAAAACTAAGTGGGCGCGTCTACATGGCAGCCGTCAAGAAACAGGGCTTGCCGTGGGAATATTGGCGGTGGGAACTTGTGAAAGAAACAGGGTGGACGCTGGAGTATGTAGACGCGCTCTCGGTTGCCGATATGAACGAATGGTTGCAAGTGAGAGACGGCATGAGTAAAGCGAGAAAGACGTTGGTGAAATAACATGCAAATAGCGAGTCTTTTCGCAAGTATTGGTGCGGACACTTCCGGACTTCAGAGGGGTCTAAAGGATGCTGAAAATCAAATAAACAAAACCGCACAAGGCATCGAGAAAAGCGGCGAAAGTTTCAACTTTGCTGCGATGGCAACTGGGTTCAACCAGGCTCTCGAAATCGTGAGCAAATTAGGCGATGCAATAAAAGCAGCATATGCCGCCGCGAGCGAAGGTGCAGCGATCGAATATGCCGCCATCAAGTTTGGCAACCTGAGCGAGTCCATTGGTACTACGTCTGAATTGCTTTTGGGCGATCTGAAAAGCGCGACCAGAGGGATGATGTCAGACGCTCAATTAATGGGTTCTGCAGGCGATCTGATGGCTCTCGGCTTAGCAAAATCCCACGATGAAGCGGTTCGTTTGACTAACGTTGCCGGTGCGTTGGGCATGAACATGAACCAGCTCGTACTGACATTGACTAACCAAACCACGATGCGGTTTGACGCGTTGGGTGTAAGCGTTGACGGATTCAAGGAAAAAGTAAAAGCGTTAGAAGATGCTGGAATGAGCGCAAATGACGCGTTCAAAGAAGCATTCCTGCAACAAGCCGAAGGACAGATAGCTAAAGTTGGGAGTATTGCAGAAACTTCAGCCGGTAAGTTGAAGATGATGGAATCTGCGTTTGCCAATTTAGGCGATGCTATCAAGTTGCAATTAGCGACCACGTTTGCTGGGCTTGCACCGATAATGACCGAAATCGGTGATTCCATTACTGAAAATATTGCTGTCGGGCAAGACTATAAAGTCACAATGAACACGATCCAGAATTTAATGAAAACTGGATTAGTGTCAGGCAGGGAATACCGAGATTTATTGCGTGATATGGGTGTCCATAGTGGCATGGGTGCTATCACAGCAGATCAGCACAAAATCGCGCTTGATTTTCTGAACAGAACAATGCAAGACGCGAGCGGAAGTGCTCAAGGTTGGGCTGACGCGAATGACCGTGTTTGGGTGTCGCAAACGAATTCAACTCAATCTACGAACAAAATGACCGAAGCCGCTATTGCAAACCAGGTGAGCTTGAGCCAATGGCGGGAAGAGTTATATCAGACAGCGGCTGCATTGCGCACTGATCTTGCCGATGCTTATGTTCAAGTTTCGGCAGCCGAACAAGGTTGGCGTGAGGGAGTTTCCGGTGATCTGGCTGGCAGATTGGCAGATGAGTATAAAAACAACAAAATCAGTCTTGACCAATACAAGTCATCGTTGGGTTTGCTTGACAGCGTTTATGGCACGGCTAATTTGGCTGCGCTCGAATTCAGTCTTGGATTAGATGAACTTTATAAGACGCTCAAAGAAGACCCTGAAGGGTTTGCAGAGGCAGCGGGCGCATTTGAAGCAATGTTCATGCCGTTAGACGCGGCGGTTCAGGCATCAATGGGGCTGGTTGGCAACCTGCAGGCGCAATTATCTGCATTAGAGCGAACCTACAATGCCAAAGTGAACATTGTCATTGCGACCTATGGCTCGATGGGAAACCTGCCGATTAGCGGTGACGGCGGCGGTGGTGGCGGTAGTAAAGTGCCGCAATTTGGTCACGCAATGGGCGGTTACGAATTATCCGGTCAACCCTACCTTGTCGGTGAAGCGGGTCCAGAACTCTTTATCCCTGATACGAACGGACGTGTATATTCCAATTCGTCATCTGGCTCTATGTTAGGCGGAGGCAATGGCGATCTACTGGCAGCACTCGGAAGGTTGCCTACCGCGTCTGATATTGCAATGGCAGTCAGAGACGCTTTATTGATGGTGGGCGCATAATGAAATACGACTCGATAGCGTGCGAGTTCTATCTGAATGGCGGGTGGGTTGACCTGAATGACTACCGACTTCAAGCGGCTGGCATCACTGGTTCGATGGGAATACGAAGCTCGAATCCAATTGACAGAGTCGCTTCAACCGGACAATTGACGCTTGTACTGCACAACGTCAACAACCTGTTCACTCCAGGTCACGCCAATTGTATGTCGGGATTCCAGTCGGGGATGAAATTCCGGCTGCGGTTGACCTACGAGGGGCGGACTCGCACCCGCTTTTATGGCGTTGTGCCGCCTGATGGTATTGAGATCGGCACAACGCAATTCATGACGGTTACAAGGGTCAAGGTGCTTGATTACATCGAGCAGATGGCTATCCATCAACTCGACCTGCCGACCTATACAACGAACAAGCGGTTAGAGCAGGTTGTCGCGCTGATTTTGGCAAATATGCCGATTCAACCGCTTTCTGTATCATATGGTACGGGGCGGTCAACCTTCAAAAGCGTATTCGACACCTTGCGCGACAAGACACGCGCAATGCAGGAAGTCAGCAAAGCGACCTTGTCCGAGTTGGGTTATGTCTATATCAAGCAAACAGCTGATTCCGATGAAGTGCTGACTGTCGAGAACAGGGGTTTTCGTTCTGGCAAGGCATTAGCGCGAGTAAGTGTTATCGACAGCACAACTGCTGATACCAGAATTACGCAAGCCGGTGACACACGAATTACGCAAGCCGGTGATGTGAGAGAAACACAAGACGAATTTCCTACGGTTGACGCGGTGTTTGACAACAACTACCGTGGAGTTGAAGTAAAGCACGCCGAATCCTACTACAACCAGGTGGACTCAAAAGCATACCCTCGCAAGGTTGACGCGAGCGATGTAGTGTTGTTTGCGCTTGAGAGACCGCTTGAAATCGGCGCAAATCAGACTGTCACAATGAAGGGGCGGTTTCGTGACCCGAATCAAGAAGCGCAAACAGTCGCAGCTCTATCCACAGTTACGCCTGTTCCTGGCACGGATTACATCTTCAACACGGAAGAAGACGAATCAGGCTCGAACATTACCAGTGACTTGGAAGTGACAGCGGTGTATGGCGCGAATGGTGTCGATTATACGCTTGAGAACACCGGCGCGATAACAGGATACGTCACGCAATTGCAAGCCCGAGGCAAGGGGGTGTATATCTACCGACCAGTTGAGATATTGCGTGAAGACGAAACGTTGGTTGCGAATGACGGCGCACGCACGCTCAACCTTGACCTGCCTTACCAAGACGACCCCTTGCAAACAACTGATATTGCGGTTGCATTGTTTGACAAGTACAAGGCGAAACACACCACTATAAACAGCATAACGCTGATTGCGAACAGACTCGATACGAGCATTAAGCGTGCCAGTGCTGGCACACCTGGCGCACCTGGCGCTTATTACACAGATTATCTCATCAACGCATTTATGGACTTGAACATTGGCGACAAGATAAAAGTAATCGCGCCGAGCGTGGGGATAGTGCAGGATTGTTTTATCCAGTCAATTGATTTCACAATAACATCAGGTGACATTGTGACCTACACCTACGGATTACAAGACGCGATGTACGAGACCTACGATGTCTGGATTCTGGGCGACAGCATTTACGGCGTATTAGGCACGACCACGATCTTAGGCTATTAGGAGGCTAAATGGCATATACAACACCACGAACTTGGGTGACAGGCGAAGTTGTTACAGCGGCAATGATGAACTCGCAAGTGAGCGGTAATGTGGCTCACGTGTACGCACTCGCGCAAACAAAAACAGTAATGATTGAGGCGGTTGGCGTAGAAGAACCAACGTACAAAGGAACGGTGCACCGCTGGATTGTGCCGTCTGCATTGAGCGGAGGCGTGATAACTGCTTTTGACGCAGCCGTTTCGACCGCAGGCACGGCTGGCACAGTGATTGTGCAATTGGAGCGTAACAGGGGCGGTACTGTGAGAGATGTGCTCTCGACACGAGCGGTCATTGACGCTAACGAATACTCGTCTTATACCGGAACATCAGGCGTGATTAATTCAACCTACCGCGACTTGATGACCGGTGATTGGCTGAGCGTGGTACTGGATGATCACGGCGGAGGCGGGCAAAAGGGATTGTATGCCATTGTGACTGTGAGCGTCACGTGATTGTCAATACTTCAAACGTTAATTATGTCATAACGCCGACCTTCACCTTACCGGCTGGCACGAACCGCTATGTCCTGTTTATGCTCGCAGATGAAACTGACAGCTACGCCTACTATCCAAACATTGTCACAATTGCCGGAACAGTAGCGACAATGATTGTGCAAACAGAAGTGAGTGACACCGCTGCCGCAATGTGGGGCGCGAATATTCCTGACAGCACGGCATCAGGCGATTATACGATAACCTTTGATGGAACAAGTTTTCAACGCAAATTTATTGCGGTGTTTACCGGGGTCAGTAGAGATCCCGTGGTTGATTCAGCCGCTTTTCGGAATGGCGGCGCTGATAGTGACGGTGATACTCTCACCGTTGATTGCGTTGGCGGAGGCTGGGTGCACGACATTGTTTTTGCAAGCGCGGCAAAGACCGCAGGGGCAAACCAGGCCGTCATTTACAACACGACCGGTCGGCCTGGTGTCAGTTACAAGAGCGGACTCGCTCACGGCACAACCTCGATGGCTTGGACGTGGACTGACTCACGATCTGCTCACGTGGTTGTGAGTTTGCGCCCTTATCGCCCGACCGGCGGCGTAGTTATCTTTTAGGAGGCATTATGGCAAATAAGAAAATTACAGACCTGACAGAACTAACCGCAGCGGCAAGCAATGACTATCTGGAAATCGTTGACACCAGCGCAAACGCAAGCAAGAAAATAACGCGTGAAAATTTGTCAGGCTGGCACTTCCTGACCGCACCGCTGACTTCAACCGCGTGGGATGGTGACGCATTCAGCACGACTGCTAAAACTAAGATTGATTTAAGTGTGGTGTTTGGTGTTCCGGCTGGGATAAAGGCAGTGCTGTGTAATGTGGCGATCAAGGATTCCGCAAGCGAGGCAAACGATTGCTTCTTGTGCCTGTCGCCTAACGCCAATGCTTCTTCCGGTCCAAAGGTAGCGTGTTCCGGCTTGGCAAACAGCAAGTATGGTCGTGGCACGGTGGTTGTGCCTTGTAATGCTAACGGCGATATTTATTATCAAGTCGCAGCGAGTGGATCTGGCACGGCTACCATCTACTTAGATCTTTGGGGCTATTGGCTATGAGCGCCTTACCCTTTGGCATTGACATCAGCAAACACCAGGGCGTGAACGACTACGCCAAGATGAAAGCCAACACCAGTTTCGTGTTCGTGAAGGCGACTGAGAGTTGGGGTTATACCGACCCAAAGTTCTACGCAAACTGGACTGGACTCATCGGGCACAACCGAGGCGCATATTCCTACGTCTGGTTGTCAGACGATCCACTACGGCAAGCCAACCACCTGATAGACATCGTGACTCAAGCTGGCGTGGACTGGAAGTATGACCGGCTGGTACTCGACCTTGAGAAGTCAGGACATGGATTGTCAAAGGCAGAGGTATCAAGGCGTGTGCTCGTAATGATGGAACGTATCAAAGACGTGACTGGTAGATACCCAATTCTCTACTCTCGCAAGTATTGGGTTCAGGACAATATGCTTTTGACCGACCCACGACTTATCAATGCCGACTGGTGGCTGGCGTATTATCGGACGGCACTCCCTTATCCGCTATACACGCCAGAGATGCCGCCTCCACCGTTAATGCCAACAGGCGTAAGCAAATGGCTGTTTCATCAGACTTGCGAAAAAGGCAAGGGGCGTGAGGTTGATCGGTTGCGGGTGAAGGAGCGTCCGGCTGGCACAAGCTTAAAATCTGTCGCAATCAAAGATGACGGCGCAATTAACTTCACTCCCCAGAATACTATCGGCTTTCTGTTCTTCAAACATGACAGTCATTATGCGATTATCTCTTATGACACGTCACCAACTCCATTGTGCATTAAAGTATCCGCAAGTGCGCTTATTGATGTGGCAACTGTTGCATTGAGCGGCACAACTGGAACTGATGGTAGAATAACTATATCCGCTTATAACGGCAAGTTGTACATTGAAAATCGCACTGGAGCAACTATTACAGGAAGGTATTTGACATTATGAGCAATAATAATCAACCGT